CGTGTTCGGTTTTAATTGAATCAACAGCAAGTCCAAGTTCCTGCTTGATGTTGTATGTAACGCCTTCAAGAAGCATCTTGATTGCAGGGCGTTCTTCATCTGTGAAGTTATTGATGAAGTTCTCGACAGCGAAGTCGAATGTCAATCCCTTTGCAACCTTCTCGAAGGTTTTCAAGAGACGTGGTGAGACTGGTGTCTCGAAGATAGTTCCTCGGTCTGCTGATGAGTATTCGTTCTGTCGTGATGTTGCACGAATGCCATTAGCAAGTTCCAGAAGTGATGAAGATGAAACGATTTTCTTTTCAATCTCATTGTCGTATTCGTAACGCAATTTGATTTCGAATCTATCTTTCCAAGCCTCATTGAGAAGTTGTGTTCCACGATAGTGCGGATTCTGGTCAGCGATGATGAGAAGGTCTGGGTGCGCCTTCACAACTTCGTTGCCATGACCCATGAGTGTGATTGAACGTCGGTCATCAAGTAATGACATGAGGTACTGCGACAAGTTCTTTGGCGCGTTATTTAATTCGTTAATGAGAAGCACACCGCCCTCACGAACTATCTTCGTGATACCGCCGTCAACCCATTCGAGTTTGCCGTCAGAGTTTGGAAAGAGTCCACCAATAACCTGTGTGAAGTCGATTGCAGAGTTGCAAGGAACAGCAAAGAAGTTCAAGTGACGTTGAGCGCAGTACGCAAGTACCGCAGAAGTTTTACCAGTTCCAGTTGCACCTTCTGACAACACGTTCATGTTGTTATCTGATGCAAAGTCAAAGGCTTGATATTCACCAACTCCACCAACGAATGTTCGTGGAATGTAGTGCGATGTTGATTCGAGTGTTGGTACGAATAGAGATGTTGACATTTATTTATTCCGTTTCTTTTAGGTTGGTTTAGTTTGTGTATTCAGTTGTAACTGCATCTGGATTCTTTGCTATGATGCGTGATGCAAGTTCCACATCTTCGAGTAGAGAAGTAAGTTCTTGGAACTCATTAAAGATTTCACACTCTGCATCAATGAGTGGTTGCAACTTTTCAAGAATTGATTGAAAGGTTGCAACGATGTGAGGTGGTGCATCAATATCGTCGGCGTTTTCCAGAGCCATATCGATGACCATGTGAATCACACCGAGTTCTTTAAGATTGAAATCCTTCATGCGATTGCACCCCTAACGATTGATTGATGACGTGATGTTGTCTGTGAGTATTTGATTGCTGGTAAGTACCAACCGAATTTGCCATGCCATGCGATTGGTGTGCCGTATGAGTAGATGATGTAGTCGGGTTCATCTTGTTGAAGATGTAATACCAAGTCTGATTGCAAGCGACCAGTTGCAGGTCGGAAGCAGTCAGGTGTTGTAGAGAGATTGAAGCCCTTGAAGTTACTGGCTTCGAAGTTAATGCGATTCTGAATATATTCAGTCGCTTTTGTGTTTGCGATTGCAGTTGCCATTTATTGCCCCTCTTTTGTTTGGTAGTTGTTATTCAGGTTTCCATGTAGTCCAGCGAATTGCGCCAGATACATCGAGTCGGATTTTTACAAGGTCTGGTTTGATTACAACGATTTCTTGAATCGTTCCAGTCTCTTGTGTTTTGGTGGTGGTGTAGATATCACCGATTGCGTATGTGTTTGCCATTGTGTTTCCTTTCGTTTATGTGTTCACCACGATTACAACCAATGCCACTTCGCTGAATGGGTGTTGGTTGTAATCGCAGAAAATACATAAGCAGAATCACTATGCAATTAATATCAACGTCAATGTGCTATCGAACAGATTGGTTACTGACTGCACCAAGTAAATAGCCCCAACGTATTTTTCGGGATATGTAGTTATTGGCATTCCATAATTGATATTGATTGCATTCCGTAAATCTCACTAGCCCCACACTATTCACGATTAATTTTCATTAACGTTTCGAAGTAACTTGATTGTCGTTGAGTGCGTGCATATTGCATTTATTTATCAACGAGAATTAATTGCGCCATTACAGAATCATTTATTTATTCCAGTAACGACCAATAACAATTAAGTCGTGTGTATCTAGTCTCTATGTAATTCAAAGTCCTAATCGCTTTCCGTCACCTGATATCGAATTCCCTCGGGATTCATAATGATTCGAATCAGTTCACCGCTATTGCGATTTACTTCGTAGCCTGTTTCACGCTTTCAGTTGATGACTCGAATGCTCCGAAGAGATTCTGATTCGAATCAGACCGCAGGGGGTGTTGCTAGGAGAATTGAACCACAGGTGTCGGACATCGTGCGACAGGGCTGGTAATAGATAGGTAGAGCGTGTCTGGGCGCACAGGCGTATTGAGCGTGTGGGATTTACGCTCAGATAGCCCTCACGAGCCTTCCAAGCCCGACTAGAGACGATTACCCCCCATATTGACCCAATGACCCCAGAGCAGGGCTGATAGGGGCTGTGAGGCGCATCTGGCGAGTTGGCAATTTGGTGACGTGGCTCACACATGAGCGTGGGCGATTGAAGTGACCTTGAATAAGTAGTTGAAAGTTCAACTAGTTACATAATCGTGATGACGTGATGACTAGGTGGGAATTCGGCGCAGGGATTTTTTTCTCAGTAATGATTTAACAGATAAAGAATCAAAGAGGAATTAATAGATAGAGAGAGATATCTCGGTACATCTGAAACCCCGACGTGGGGCTATTACAGATAGAGAGTAATTAACAGAATTTCTCTCAAGGAAGAGTAATAGTTATGAAGGGGGGTAACGATATGTATGAAATCTGGAACAGATTGAGTGACCAGTCTAAATACAATGTGGGTGCGTGGTATGTGGAATATATGTATGACACATTACATGGCACACATAGTAAGTAACTAGTAACAGATGTAATCAGGTAACTATCTAGCAACAGGCTATAGAGCCACGATGCCATTGTGCAGTTGTAATCGATAGTTACCTGATTACGTTATCAATAACGAAACTGTGCAGTTAGTACCTGATTACAACGTGGGTGGGTGTCTGTCAGTCTGGTTACTCCAACGATTAGCGTGCCATGTAGCGATGTAGTAGCCGAAGCCACGTCACCAAACTGTCACCAAACTATTGAATATCAATGCTTTTGAGCGTGTGTTAACACAAGCCCACCTGATTGATAGTCAGGTGGTGATGTAAACACGAGCCAGTTAACCAGTTGACCCCCTCGGTTAAGCCAACTCGCGCCAGATAGCAGCCAGGTCGGAGCCATGATTGAAGGGTTTTAGGCCTAGGCAGTAGCCAAAATGAGCCACAATAGCCACATGAGCAAGAAACGCCCACCTAAAGATGTAGGTAAAGCCATCTCTCAGGGTTACCAGCCCATGTTCATGACTGGTAGCGAGATTAAACAGAATTACAAGATGTACCCAGGTGACCGTGAGGGCTTAGAAGAACCTCATGCCTGGGAACTTAAGTTGCGTGAAGCCAAAGAGACTGGTGAGAAGAGCGCTAGATACAGCAGCACTTCCTATGGCGGCAGTCCACGTGCTAAAGGGATAGACAGAGTTACCAAGTTGGCGCAGGAGAAGGGCATTACTCCTCGCTCTACCCTTGCAAAGACAATGGAGAAGCAGGGTGGCACTCATGGCACTATCTTCTTGCAGGACCGTCAGGACCTCTCTAAGCCGTCTCACATCCTCGGCGGGCATCACAGAGTCGCATTGGCAGCAGAACAATTTAAAAATGTGTTGCAACCTGTTGAATATCATCCATCAATAACTTCTGCTCAAATGGAAGAGCACTACAAGTAAGATTTCTTTCTCAGTAACAGCCGTGATAGCGTGCTGCCCATGTCGCCAAGAGCAGATAGAGGCACTCCAGAGGGCAAGATAAAGGCTAGGGAAGACTCAAAGCGCCACTATCAACGTAATAAATCCGCCTACATAGCCAGAAATAGCGAAAAAAAGGGTCAATTACGTAGTTTTTTGCATAAATACAAGGAATTTAAGGGCTGTGGCGACTGTGGAGCCAAGTTTCCCTACTACGTGCTTGATTTTGACCATCGTGACCCCAATGAGAAGAGTTATCAACCAGCAAAGTTGTCTGAGACGGGCAGTTGGGAGAAGATGCTGGCAGAAATCGCCAAATGCGACGTCGTGTGTGCCAATTGCCATAGAGAGAGGACGCATCAGAAGAATCACTATGCCCACAGCAACGTCCCTATTGAAAATAATTTTGCCCCTGAAGATTTAGGCAGTAGCCTTTCTCCCAGTAACGACCTAGGAGGGTCAGATGTTTAATTGGTTTAAGAAGAAAGAGTTAACACCAGAAATCGTTTTGGAAATTTTACGAGCAGATAAAGAGAAGGCCACCGAAGAATATCACTTTGGTTATGAGAAGGGCCTACCCGTTATGTGGGCAGATGATGACTTCCTAGAATTCTTGCAGGAGGAGTCGATGGGCACCGAGATTGAGTTAGTCGAGGTCACCGAACTCTTTAAGATATGGATGGCGGAGAATTGTGACTAATAGAGGAGACCGAAAGGGTTACTGCAGTCACTGCGGTAATTGGGCTACCAATTGTAAGACTCTTATTGTTTATAGTATTCCAGAGAAGATATGCGAAGATTGTAGGGAGAAGAAATGATTATTGGTATCTTGATTTATATCGGCGCAATAAATACATTTGGCATTTTATTTGGTCTATATGGCTATGGAAGCGCAAAGGGGTGGTGGCGATGAAAGAGTTATTCTGGATACTCTTATGTTTTGGATTTATGCTGATGCTTGCTACAACACCAAAAGATAAATAAATGACAACAGAAAATCGCCCATGGGGTTCTTACACAATTATCAAGGAAGCAGATGACCACAAGGTCAAGACAATTACAGTAGAGCCAATGCGACGCCTGTCATATCAGACCCATGAGAAGCGCAGTGAGTACTGGGTGATTGTCTCTGGAACAGGAACTGTTACCTTAGATGGCATCACGAGCCTTGCGATTGGTGGGGACGCATTTATCATTGAACAGGGAATTGCCCACCGCATCGAGAACACAGGAGATGTCCCATTGGTCTTTATCGAAGTCCAACTCGGAGTTTATTTTGGCGAAGACGACATCGTTCGTATTGAGGATGACTTTGGTCGATGAGTATGCTGACAGAGTACGCACTTACTATTGAAGAAGAAGCAATTTGCGCCCAAGTGGGTTGGGATAGACAACTACCTTATCTAGGACAGCCAGAGAAGAATATGAACTATTCCGAGGGCGATGTCTGGGAAGCAATGCAACATATGATTGCCGCTGGTAGCGAGTTAGCATTTGCTCGAATGATGGGTATCACCGATTTTGTTCCTCACGTCAACAAGTGGAAGACAGAAGTTGATGTCCCAGGATTTGGCGAAGTCAGATACGCATTCCCGCCAAAGTTTCCTGAATACACCAATGAGATACGTGGACTTAGATTCACCACAAACGATGACCCCGATTTAAAGTATGTCCTTCTGGCTGGTGGATTAGCAAAGAAGACACGTCGCCAAGCACCAGATTGGAAAGGCGCCCCATATGTCTCTGTGGGTTGGATGTATGGTCATGAATGTATGCAAGAAGCATGGCGATTTAATCAGAAGACATTCTACGTTCCTCGTGCATCACTACATGCTATGGAAGACCTATGAGTCACATTGTTAAGTTAACTAAAGAAGAAGTCCGCGCCTGCGCCGATATCGCCCTCAATAGATGGATGATGAAATTTGGTAGCGAAGACCGCCCCAATTATCAAGACAAGTCAAAGTTAGAGCCAGAGATTGCGGCGAATGTAAGAACTATCGTTGCAGAATACGCCGTTGCAAAATTGTATAAGAAGTCAATGTCATTCCCCTTCTATCCCAATGAAGAGCACGCATTCAGAACAGACTTCCCTGATGTCTTTCCTAATATAGAAGTCAAGTCAATTAGGACACGTGATGAAATCCCTGTATTTCCCAAGGACATCCATCCTGGCTGGGTATTAGTGGGCGCACGTGTTACGGATAGGGATTACTACAGTGAGGTCGAAGTCTATGGATGGCTTCATATGGAGGAGTGCCAGAGAGATGAGTGGCGATATGCCCCAGAAGGCTCATGGCGCATCCCACTAGGTGAGTTCAATCCATCTCTGACTATCATGTAAGTCGTTACTGAGAAAAAACGCCTCGTCGGTTTGAAAAACGTACGGGGGCGAAATCTGTCACACTGTGCTCATGCCTAAGTATGTCAAGCCTAAAGTCGGGTTCAATCGCACTCAGATTAAAGATGGTCACATCGTGCGTGTTGCAAAAGATGGGCGCATCAAGGCAATCTTAGATAAGTATCCACCAGAGAAGGCTAAGTAATGAAGGCGGCCAAATGCGCTACATGCGGCGTGCAGGTGGTCCCACAAGAAGTTGCTCACGATATCCATGGCGCTAATTGGACCGAGCCATCAAAGGGATGGGCGCATAACCCATCTGAGTTAGACCATCAACCTGACTACTCTCACATCGCGCACCCGCATGACAATCGTTCACTAGAGCAAGAGCATCAATCAAACAAAGAGTCTATTGCTGAGTGGGATAACGCTGCTATGGACCAACAGGTCAAGCACATTATGAAGAACGTAAACTTAAACCCAAGGCAGTTCGAATGAGCACTCCTTTGTCTGAACAACTTTTTCATGGCACTGATGCAGCCTTAAAGATAGGCGATGTCATACGCCCTACCAATCCAAGTGATATGCCAAGAAAAGCACCTCTTGCATGGGCAACTTCTTCGGAAGGATATGCGGAAGATATGGCTGCTAGAGGACGTTCTAACTCCCCACAACTATCGATGTACAGTGTCAATTATAAGGTTGAACCTGTTGATGCCAAAGAAATGGAATCTACATCACAAAAAGAACTTCCTAGTGAAACTCCTCATAAAGTTTCTAAAAAAGGTTTTAAAGTTACTGGTACTGCCGAAATTGTTCCACAGTATAATTTAGGGCCAACCAAAAAAGAAGAGATGAAGAAAAGATTTGGGTGGCAATAATGGCACTTCAAAATATTTCTGAAGTTCAATTTAAACCTCACACAATGAATGTGACTAGTCCTACCATGTTAAAGCCAGGCACTGCACCTGCTCCTGATTGGGACAAACATTACGGCAAATCTTTTAAATGGGGTTATGTTCCAAAAGAGAACTCTTTAGACCCAAATTACAAACCTGACCAATTAGGTCTCATTGCTCCTATTTCTCCAGATTTTCACAAATGGCAAGATGCTAGTTCTGACTCACGAGTTCAAAAGATGAAAGAAACCTGGAACGAAGATTGGAAGAAGATTCCTCGTTACAAACAAAATCAAATAACTGCTGCAGTAAAGGCTAACTCATGAGCGCTCCATTGTCTAAACCACTCTTTCATGGCACTACTGAGAACATGAAACCTGGAGATATTATCAAACCTACTCCACAAGTAATCAGTGGCCTTACAGAGGCGTATGCAACACACAACTACGATGAGGCGTATAACTACGCAGGTGCTCGTGCATTGGGCCGTCACACTCTCTTTGGTTCTGTGTATGAAGTAGAGCCATTAGAAAAAGACAAAACATTGCAAAAGAAACCATCTCTACTAACTAATCGAAAAGATGTACGCACATCCGAACAAGGTTTTCGTGTAAAGCGTCACGTCAATTGGGCGAGGTCACACGCATGAGCGAACAAACAGACGAACACGGCGGAGACCTACCGATTAAAACAGAAACAGGACATAAAATTCCTGCATTAGGTTGTAGTCATTGTCCTGCATCGTTTTTTTCAGAAGATAGACATGCCGCACATATTCGCAATAATCATCCAGATAAGGCAGCGCCAGAATCTTGGGAATCATCAGAAGGACATATAGTTCATTACGTCCCTAATATCACACGCAATCACCCGCACTGGTACATCATGTCTGATGCACAGTCTGGCAAATATATCTCTAACATGGTACTTAACCGCGAAGGCAAAGTCGATGCGGTAGAGACACACCCAAAGATGCGTCGTCAGGGTCTTGCATCTGAGTTATGGCATGCAGCACAGCAGCATGCAGAGACAACACCAGGTGTACCAACACCTCAACACGGAACCTCTCGCACGCGTGCGGGAGATGCATGGGCAAAAAAAGTTGGTGGCGATG